TTTTGGCTCTCTTGCAGTGCGTATATTATTTTTGTGAATTTCTCTAGCTTTCGCCATGTCAATGCTAAATCCCATAATTTATTCCGTATAAGTCCAAGCACCTCTAAAACTTCTATCAGAAGGTATTTCTGATTTATCTATTATATAGGATGTTTTACCGTCAGGTACAGATTTTGCTTGTATTTGTTCAATAGTTTTATTTGCGTTACATGGAACAATAACAGCTAAAACACCGTCATCTTCAACATATACAATTCTTTTATCTTTTACAGACATAGTTTTTTATTTATTATAGAACTAATCGTCAAAAACAGCCACACTAACAACATCTTTATCAACGACAGCAGTACTTGAATCATCTTTACAAATTCTCATTGTATGTGTATTTACTGCCCTATTTACAATATAAGGAACACCATGAGTATTATTTCCGCTAGGTGACAAACTTACAGTTATAAGAATTAGGTGCTGTGCATTAGCCATGTTAGTGTCATAAGTAACTCTATATTGACCTACATTAATATCAGTAATTGAATCAACATTATAGCTTTGTTGTATTGCAAAAGTATCTGTGCCTTTAAAAACAACCCAAGCTTTTGCTCCTACTGGCTGATATTGTGGTGGTGCATTTCCTTTAGAAACTAAAACATCACCACTTGATCCAACAGTATCACCATTAACTCCAAACGCACCAGAATCTCTAAATACAAACCTATTGGTAATTGTGTTAGAACCGTTAGCACACATTCCAAATCTTATGTCAGTACCCTTTGCTGAAGCGGTATGTGCTTGTGATGCTATAAATTCAATCTTGCCAGATGGAGGAGCAGGTGTTCCACCATCACTATCGCTACATTTTAATCCACCTAATTCTTCTCCACTTGTTACATTGCTATCTCTTCTATGTAAAACTATATCTGCTCCAGACCCGTCAATCACAACAAGTCTTGCATCGCCTGAATTTGAATAATCAGTATCTAAGCTTGAAGCATCTCCAAGATGTAATGCACCACCATGATGAAGCACCATAAATGTATTAAGATTATTAGCATTAGCTACTGCAAAATGTAAATCAGTAGTCCTTACGCCACTAGCAAACGCAGCAGCCGTTTTTGCAAATATCCTTGAGCCTACACCGTAGCCTGTTCCATTAGTGCCTTGAAATTCAACAGCACCTAGTGTTGAATCATTTGGACAAGCTGTATTTCCAGATGCTGAAGTATTATGATTTTTTGTTAAAACTAAAGTAGGGTAATTATTAAGAGAATCTCCAAATCTTGTAATATTTACCATTGAATCTGCTTGAGAATTTCCAGTGACTTGCAACGCTGCATTGCCGTTTGCATCAATAAAACCTGCTCTATCGCTTGAAATACAAACTAGTCCATCAAATAAAGCATTACCAACTACATCTAATGGAAAACTTGGGTCGCTATTATGAATACCTATATGATTATCAAGTCCTTCAATCGTAATATGTTCAGTGCCAGCCATTCTAATGCCCATGATGCCATGCACAGGATTACCAGATTCCGCACTTACTCTGATCTCGCCTAACAAACCACTATTTACTGCGTTAGTATCTTGACTTGCAAATTGAATACCACCTATATACGCTCCTGCTGCTATTGTTGAATCTGTTTCAGTAAATCTAAGAAAATTACTTGCTCCATTTGTATTATTCGCTCGTATGTCTAAACAATAAGCATTTTGAGGTGCACCTGCTGGCTGTGCATGAGGAGTAAGTTTAATATGACCATTGTGATCTACTTGGAAGAATGTAACATTGCCACCGTCATTATTAAGAACTCTTAAGTTCATTCCAGTTGGTATAGCACCAGTAGAAACTGCTGTTGAATTTCCAGAAAAATCAGTAGCAAAACTGTTTACTCTAAATCTGAAAACATTTAACAAGTTTGCTCCGTCACTTGCGTGAACGCTTATGTCTCCAAACGCATCACCTATTACTGTGGATGCAGTACGTTCATAAGAGGTATTTCTATATTTATAAAGATTAATATAGGCAGGACTAGTGTTACCACTTCCTCTGCTAACATTAATTCCAGCCGAGCCGTCAGTTCCATAAACTTGTAAATGACTTGATTGATTAGTACCTGATGCAGTTAAAGCTGCTGATGCTTTTCTAATTAAAACTTTAGCATTATCAGTTAAAACTATTTGTGGTGTTGAAGCACCATTAGATCTAAATTGTAATTCGTTTCCAATCGCTGCAATTCTGTTATGAAAATCTCCACTAGAAGCATTGTCAGCTAATCCAATAAATGCACTGCCATCAGTACTTTTAAAAAATGCAACAGCATTAGTAGTTCCACCATTTACATGAAGAGGATATGCAGGGTTAGCACCAACATCTTCACCAACTGCTAAAAAACCATTTTCGTCAAAACAGCCTACAGTTCTTGGTGTTGTGCTTGTAGCTTCGGTTGTTTGAAAATGTATTCTTGTTGGGTGTGAAGTATTAGAAAAAGTACCATCAGAAATAAATTGTATTTTTACACAGTCACTAAATGAAGAGTCAGCAGTCTCATTCGTATATCCTATTATTGATGCAATATTATTACCAGCAACTACTGTTGCATCATCTCTTAAAAGATCAATTCTTCCTCCACCAGTGCTGTATATTTGCAAGTCTGAATCAGCATGACCTTGATGTGTGGCCTGTCCGTTATTAAATAACCTACCGCTTCCATCTATTGTCCATCTTAAAGTTGTGTTGGTTGTTATCCCTAAAGTATTAGAAGCTGGTCTATATAAACCTGTTTGTGTTGGAGTGTTGCCAGTAGCATTAATTCTTCCACCAGAAAGTAAACCAGTAACAGTTAAAGAATTACCAGTAATATCACCACCTACAGTTAAATCTCCAGATCCATCAATAGTTATCGCTGGAAAATGATGATTACTTGTTAAATCTTCAAAGCCACTATTAGCAGAGTTACGTCTTTGAAATTTATTAGATGTTGTATTAAATCTGACTGCTCTTGCTGGAAAGTTTGATGTACTGACAGTATCATTGGCAAACATAGCTGCCAAATCAGTATCTCTATCTTTTAATTGACTTAAAAAATCTGTATATGTACTACTTAATTGTGGATTATTAAAATTAGCCATTAACTATTTAACTTTACATAAAGTATAAATCATATCTTATATTCTATCTACCTCTACATTGCCATGTAAACTTACCTGAGAGTTGGTTGCCATTTTCATCAAATACAAATACATGGAACTTTGTGGGATTTACTGAATCTTCAAAATCTACTATACAAAATCTTTGAGTTACATTAGCACTTGAAGCCATTGATTGACCTTGTAATAAAGGTGCTGCGTTTAATGCTTCAATATCAACAAAGTTTTTGTTGAAAAATACAGGAGTACCTCTTCTATTTGACCCATTTGAATCAAAATCTACATTTCCGCTTGTTGTTCCTGATGCTGAATCTGTAACAGTAAAGGTATTATTAGTCCTGGTAACTACTTCATAATCTCCAGATGTAGCATTTCCAGATGTAACATCAAAACCTACTCCATCTCCAACTTTTAAACCATGACCATTTTTTGTAACCGTAATTGTTGTACCTGATCTTGTGTACGTTCCAGTACCTATAACAGCAACACCTCTTCCTTGATCGTTTTTCTGTTTTACCTCTACTTTTAATCTTATTTCAGATATTTCTAGTAAATCATTACCACCAGCTTGGTCAAAATCCAATGCAAACCTTACAAACTGAAAATTAGTTCCATACAAGTTTGATACATTTGAACTTGTTTCGCTAACAATGCTTGTATTAGAACCAGAACCAGTAATAGTTTCCCCGAAACCGATAGTTGGTGTTATAGTTGTCGTTCCATCAACAGATACACTTTGGCTACTTAATTTAATTATTGCTCCCTTTACAGTTGTACCTATATTTAATATTTCCTCGAAATGTCCTGTTGTCTGTGTAGGCATTAACCATCGAGGAAAACCTGCATCTATCTGAGCTTGCGGTGAAGCAAAACCGTATGTATCAAAATGTTGCTGTATTGTCTGTGTCGTATTTACATTTGCAAATGCCAAGCCTTCATCACTTACAAAGAAATTTGATGTATTTATAAAGGTAGGATTAGTACTGCCTGGTGGATTTGTAGACGCATCAAAATCAGTTTTGAAATCTGTTATTAACGTAAAATCAGGTGGTTCGTCTACTTCTGCCTGTATTGAAAACCCAGTATTCAAACTTCTCATACCTAATACATCTACAGCCCTTACAAAATACTTATATGTACCAGAAGCATCCTCAAAACTTACAAAAAATGTACCCTGTATCTTTCCTAGAGATTCAGCATTACCAAAACTTTGAAAACTTCCATCGGTTGCTTGTCTTGATTTTCTTATTTCATAATGTTTAATTGGCATACCGTTGGTTGTATTTGTAGCATCATTGAATCTTAAAAGCACATTATTATCAATAACTTCAGTTGATAAACCAGAAATATTATTTGGCTTTGAAATATTTACATCTTCGGTTCTAACAGTTCCAGTATTGCCAAATATGTCTACTGGTTGAATGTAATATCTATAAAGCGTATCTTGATTATCACTATTACTCTTTACAAGCTGCTCTTTAAACTCTGTAGCCATAATAGTGCCTCTGCTTGTTGCATTAGCAAAATTTTCCATTGTTGAAGCATCATTAAAGTTAGTTCTTCTACCTCTTTTCACTCTGAAAAATTTTAAAGGTAACGAAAATGCACCATCATCAAAATTTGTGTCCTCAATATACTCTTCCCAATCAACTGTAACTGTTAGTAACTCATCATCTATAGTCGTAGTTACGTTAGATCCTATTTCTGGTGGGTTGATTGTTATATCTTGAGTTGCAATAGCCGAAACATTGTCATTAACGTCAAAAGCTTTGATGTGATAACGTTTAGTTCCCACACTCTGTTTTACTTTTAACGAAGTAGCTTGAATCCTTCCTTTATCTAATGCCTGACCAAAAGTTTGGTTTGTATTTCCTACTTTAACTTGAAATTCTTTAACAGTAATACCTGATGCTGGAGGTGTGTAACTCCAGTTTAAAAGAACAAAACCATCATCCATCTCTGGAGTGTCAAAAGAGACAGTTCCAACTGCAACTGTTATATCAATAGAAGAATATGCACTTTTATTACCAGCAATATCTACTGTTCTTATTTGAAAAGTTCTTGTACCATTAAAATTGGCTGGTCTTATAAACTCTGTATTGTCAATTTTAGTAGTTTTACCATTAGATAAAACTTCATAATGCTTTATAGCAAATCCATTGGCAGGAATTTCAGTGCCATTCTCATCTTCAATACCATTAGCATCTCTTAATGTTGTGAAATTAATAACTACTGATTCAATCTGAACTCCTGATGTATCGCTAATAACAGGTGCGTGGGGTGTTGCAGGGGTAAATGTAAGTTTATTTGCACCCTCTACAAAGTTACCATCGCTGTATCTATTCCCGTCATCTCTAGCTTTTATAAAAAATAAAACGGTTCCAAAAGTACCTCCTGTTACAGCTTTTAATTTTTTAACTCCAAGTTCAACGTCTGGTGCTTGTGCTCTTGTTAAAAAAGTAGCAGCACTTTTATTTCCAAAATTACTATCTGACACATTATTAGTATTATTTTTATTTATATGTATCTCATAACCTACTAAATCTAAATCTTTAAACAAAACATCAGGGTTAGTACCGTCAAAGCTATCTGGATTTGGTTCGTTTTCGTTCCAGGTGAGAATTATACCTTTTTCGGGATCAACTGTTGCTGCTAAACCAGTTACAGGATTTGGTGCTGCTGTTTTTCCTTCAGTTAATACATTATTTAATGCAGCTTTTCTAGATAATTTGCCACCTGGAGATATACTTTGAACTCTAAAATCATATAATCTATTAGGCTTGATATTTTTTAACTCAAACGTAGTGCCTTGTACCTCTTCTGATTTGAAGTTATTGTTTGCGTACCGATAAAGAACTTTATAATTAGCAACTCCATCAGCAGCTTGCCATTTTAAAGCTAACATTGACTTTATTTTTGCCTTATTAGTTTTCTTTTGGGTAGTGTCTGTGTCTGCATTTTGATTTATTGTCTCTTTGTACAAAGATTCTGTAAATGTTAAATTTGTTGGAGGTTTTGGTTTTGCATTTATGTTTGTAGCATCTCTGTATTCAACATCCGTACCAGCGTCAACAGAAGCATAAATACTATGATTGTATGTAAGTGCTGTTACTTTATACTTTGCTCCCTGTTCTTCACTTACGCTAATAATTCTAAATAGATCAGTTTCTAAATTACGATTTGCAGTAGTACTAATAATTTCTAAAACCCAAACAGAATTTATTTCTGGAGGTGTATGCGTTCCATTAGCAAGCTCAAAAACACCGACTACATCAAGTAAGTTATCTGATTTTCTTAGAAAATTAACTTCTTTCCTAGATATAGAATTATCAGGCATTACAACAGATACCATTCTTGTATCTCTATATGTCACAGTTACATTTCCACTATTAGTAGCTGATGAAGAAGCAGTTATTGTAAAAGTTGTTGATGAAGGTACAGAAACTACAGTGAAGTTACCATCTACAGCAGATCCACTGGTAAAGTCAACTGTAATTGGTGCGCCTATTTCGTAAAAATGGGAGATAGGATTACCACTATTATTTGTATTAGTGATTGTTATGGTTGTGCCAGACTGCGTGTATGTGCCTGTCATGGTTCTGTAACCATAAAGACTTGTAGTTACATCACTATCAAGAAATATTCTGTCATTGACATTTTGAACATTTTTTACACGACCTGCTCTTCTGAAATCGCCATTTCTTACTCTGTCACTAATACCGATAACATGACCTGGCCTTACATAAATTCCACTATCAATAGATACTGTGAAAGTTACAGTTTCAGTAAGTAACTGTTCACTTTCTCTTGTCCATTTGGCAAGCCTCATTGCCTGACCCTGACTTGTGCAACCAAAGGCATTTAATTCACGTTTTACAATTCCATATTTAGTAATTGCTGAGTCAGATGCAACATTATCTTTAGTAGGAAATTGAACCCTAGCAAACTTACGTTGCTCCATATCAAAATATTTAACCGCCACTAATGTTGCTCTGTTTTTTATATCAGTTCCCTCGTATGTAAAATTGCCTCCCTCTACATTTGCCTGAGAAAAAATAAATACAGGTGCTACTTCTCCATTAGCTGTGTACGAACCAGAGGTTTGTGTAGCTGGCTTATCCTGTATAAGAGTAACACTACCAGCACTCCAAAAAGGCATGACACGCATGGTAGAACATATTGCATTTATTAAATCAAAGGCTTTGTGCTCTCTGTTTATTACACCGTTAAAGGCAAATCTAACTTCACTACTTTGTCTTACATAAGAAATGGAACCATTAGATGTTTGTGAAATTGAAGAAACATTGAGTAATTGAAAAGTTTTTCTTCCTGTCTTTTTAACTCTATATGT